AACGTAAATCGCAATATCTTCAAGCCGCTCGGAATAGGGGTGAAACTCTAGATGGCTACTAACACAGTATGTGGAGTCCTAACTTGCTCAGATGGGACCAATATTCCACTAAAAGCAGAATTAGCAGAAGGAACAGAATCAGATTTAACCACAGATACAACCTATACCGTATCTGCTCAAAACATTGGAGATTATGCACAAGGCAAAACCATTACTTCTGGATTGGTAACTTGTGATAACGGCGTTGCTTACGCTTACATTCTCCGTCAAGGTCTTGTGGCTGCAATCATACCTGTCGGTTTGAAGGGCAGCGCATTTGAAGCGTCCCAGCTATGCGCCCCCTTCAGACTACAAGCAGGAGACAAACTTCGAGTAATGAACAACACTGCCGCAGACAGAGAAGCGGCTCTATGCGTTTACACACGATCTGGAGTATCTCGAATATTCGTAGTAACTCCAACAGGCGCAGCAACAAACGAACTTGTTGATTTGCAAACCTCGAACTCAATTGGAGACACACTTCAAGGTCAAACAATTGTAAAAGCATTCAGCACAAGCGTTGACGGTTCAAAAATTGAAACACCGGGCGCGGTTGTCGTCGATGCACTTGGTAACGTAGTTGGTGCGGTTCCAATGGTTAGCCCCGGCCCAATGCAACCACTGTTCAAACCTTACAGCATTCCTGTTAACCTAAACTTCAAGGCTCAATTCTTAACTAACGCATGAAGGTGAAAGAATGGCAATAATGACCAAAGCAGCAGCACGTAAACGGTTAAACGAAGCACGAAATAAATTACGTGCTGTTAATTTTGCGACCACTAACCGAGTCGGTGATGTATTGCTATCGACTGCTGATTCGCAAAAGATTTTCAAAATGGATGCCCAAATTGAAAACATCATTAAGAAATTAAAGTGATTAGAATGCCACTCCCCAACGCGGTGAACAGAGAAGCGCGAGTATTTGCACTTCTCAAAGGGCAAACCCTTGAATCTTTAACAGGACAATTAGCAGCTGGCGAGTTTTTGCCGGAAGTAGGCAACCCGATTAGTGTTGAAGAACTCAATGAAGACGAACTTAGAAGGTTGGTTTTGGTTAAATTAGCGGTCGAAAGTGTCCGGGCGGATTGGCAGGGGTTGTTGAATTAATGGTGAGTGTATACTATCGAGACAAATCTAAGGTAATGCGAAAGATTGAGGGTATATCTTATGGATACACACGCGGTTTTGAATTACTCCAAATTGATAAAAGTGTATACACAACCTCCAGCAGATTTGCCGATTCACCAATTGATTATGTATTTGAGAGGGTGAAATAATGCCATTACCAGATGCTACACCAGACCAACGTATCTACAAACTGTTGAAAACTACAGATCTAGAGAATCTAACCTTTTCAGATTTTCAAAAAGTAGCGCAAACCATCTATGCTGAGCAGGGAGCAGAAGATGAGTTACGCAGAATAGTGTTGGTAAACTTAGCTAGGCTTAGTGTAGCGGGTGAATGGACGGGGTTAACGTCAGCTGGAGGGACTCCATTATTCAATTACCAAATACCCGACCCTCACGCTTTGACGGGTGGAACGTACTATGCCCAAATTCCAATGGCTACACCATACGCTTCAAGCAATAGTGCAATTAGTCATGAAGTGCCTTGGGATTCACCATTTTACGTTCCGTTTGTATCTCCTAAAACGGGTTCATTGGCTTCTATGACTGTTGATATTCAAACGGCTCAAAGCGGCCAAGATTTGGATGTGGGGATTTACTCAGTTACGAGCGGGGGAATACCTAACGCATTATTGGGCAAAGTCACCTTTGATGCTTCAAGCACCGGTCAACAAACCGTGACTTCTTTTTCATCAACGATTACATTAGAGGCGGGGACTACCTATTGCTTAGCCTGGGTTCGTTCAACGGGTTCATCAACTGCGTTTAGGATTTGGAGTCTTCAAAATGGAAACGGGCCGTTAGGAGTCAATACGAGTATTGCCGATATTGATACAGTATTTGCAACCGATTTTGGCGGAACGAGTCAAGCATTACCAGCTTCACCAAGTGCTTCTGATTTTATTTCAGTCGGGAGAACATTACTCCCAATAGTAGGGTTGAGGTGGTCTTAATGCAACACGATAGAAAAACGGGGCCATATGAAATTGATTGGTACGTCGTCCGAGAAAAAAGAAACGAAGAATTGGCCGCTACTGATTGGTGGGCTCTCAAAGATCTAACAATGAGTCAAGCAAAGAAAGACTACCGCCAAGCACTTCGAGACCTACCACAAAATTACGAATCTGCAAACGACGCAGCAGATAATTGGCCGGTGATGCCAGATGCCTAAACCAAAGCCGGACAATATCGTTAGGCATGAGATAGTCTTAGGTCGAGCAGAACGGGAATTATTGAGAGATGTAAGACTTGCGTATATGTTTAACAAAGTAGCTGACCCAACTGTAAAACTATTGAACGATGTAACCGGAATGGCTGCAATATTGTTCATCCTCGAGATGTTTTTTGATATTCCTTACGTTCCGGGCGCAACCGATTTACAACAAGTGCAGGAAGACTTTGCGAATTACATGGAACAAAACCAAGACATTGAGAAGGGAGAGGATAGAACCAAACCAGAAAATCTTGGAAGCGTTATTTACAATTTGACTCATCCAAATTGGAATTTTTCTGATTTCTCATTCGACGCTTTAACCGGTGGAATCTTTCAAAGATAACGCCTCGATTAGGGGGTAAACAGGTCATTTAGACCATTTTTTGCGCATTTTACTAATAAAGGATTGAGACTTTTTCAATTCTTCACGTTCTCGGCACACTTCACTAAATCGTTCCATCAATTGCTCATGTGCCTCAATTCGTGCTTGCATCTTTCTAGATAACTCTCCAGGCGGTGTATCATACCAAATAACCGCCTTTGAGACAAATTGAGACTTTCGACCGCGCTTAATCTTAGACACTATGTCGCTGGCTTTAGGCCAAAGCGTAAACGAATGAAGATTATTTCTAGGCATACTCATCAATCCTCTCCTGACTGCTTCCTTCTAATTCTTTCAAAGTCTGAACAGCCCTCGCTCGCATCTTTTCAAATCGTGCAATTCCAGACCCATCAAAGGAATCTGCAAGTCCGTGAAAATATACGATTTTGCGAGGCGTATTTACACGGCCAACATGAACCCATTTATTGCGTATTTTTGCCTCTTGAATCAGATCGTATACTTCCGGGCTTTCTTTGTATGAGTCAGTTCCACCTATGAAAATACACCCAATCAAATCCCATAACGATTCGGGCATTGTGTCTACTGTGCATCCATCTTGAGCCACAAAACCCAATTTATCAGCATGGGCTTCACGTGGGTATTCATCTAAGTCGAGTTTTCTATACCAATAAGTGAAACGCGCCAGCGTTTCTTCATGGTCACCATAAATATCCGGCATTATCACAAACATACACAAATCATCTGCAAAACCAATTTGGGCCATTCTGGCGAACTTAGGCCCTTCAAAAATAGTGAAGGCGCCGTTGTCTAAAATGTAGGGTATTACGTTCAAGTTATCAGGCGCATAAGCCGTCAAAGGTGTTCGCAGCTGCAATAAATCCTCAATCGGTATGCCTTCCTTCCTTCCTGTTTCGTATATCATACGGACAGACATATCGAAAGCACATCTCATGTTCTACCCACCAATCTATGAGTGCCGCCAGCACCACAAGTCATTCTTTGGTATTGTTCAACTTCTTCAAACGTCGTTGCATTGCATTCTAAGCCACATTTACGGCATACTAACTTCATAGTGTAATACATCCCCGTTTTCCGCGTTCAATCGATATATATTACAGTTGCGCCAAAAGGCGCGATCGCCGCAAGCAAATCTTTGATTTGCGTTGCTCTCGCAATAGAGCATACGCTGGTTGTACTCACGACAACCCAGAAGAATAAGAAGATTATGCGGCGGAAGGCCGGCAGGAAGACGATTAAGAACCGATGCGGGGCCGATGAGGGTATGATGGAGACACTACTTATCGCGGGCGCGTGTGTATTGACTGTTTTTCTTGGTTTTTGGTTGCATTTGCGTTGGTCAATTCAATTTATTGCCGATCAATTCCAGATCTTAGATGAAAAAATTGCTCAAGCGTTGAAAAATACGATTGAAAACCTGCCAATTGGTGACGTTGAACCTGTAAATCCTATGCAAATGATGCTAATGCAAATTATTCAAGATAATATGGCAAAGAATCCAGCTAAATTAGTTGATAGAGACGATAAAGGGTTATTTACCGCCAAAGATCCCGAATGAGGCATGGCACGACGCAGAAAGAAG